AACAAATAAGCGATCATCTTTGGAAATCTTTTGCAGAAAAAGTATCTAAGAATGGCTTTTTAAAACGCGATAGCAACGGCAGGCTTGTTAGGGGTGAAAAATGAATAGTCATTATGATGAAGAAGAGCAAAACAGTTTAGAGTTTCAAAAACTTATTGAAGAAAACCAGCGCAAGCACGATGCAGCTATCCGTGAAATGGTGCGTGAATGGTGCGCAGCCAATCCAATGAGAATACCTGAGAGCGGAACTGTTATTGGTGAGATTGCTGCAAATAAAAAACAACGCGTCACTATTCCAGATTCTGAAATCCCATTTAATAAAAAGCCCCAATTAAGGGGCTAATCAATCTACCTCATCCCATCCGGCACAGCGCCAATAGTTACATCAACTTTTGGCGCTCCAATTTGCTCAGCTTCTTGATACGTTTTATACGTCTGCGCAACTTTCAGATTCTCATCAGCTTCGATGCGCTGTGCTTCCGCATCAAGCCTTGCAGCTTCTAAACTCAGCCGTCCGTCTTGGTCTTGCGCTTTCAGTGCAAGCTCTGCGGATTTCTGCTCAACCTTCTGACGCTCAAGGTCTAGCATTGCCATCTTGATTTCGTGCTGCTGCTTCAATAGCTCGTTGTTTTGCTGTTGCAGTTGCGCGTTCATCTGCTCCATCTGCATGCGCTCTTGTTCCATTGCGATTAACTGCGGGTCTGATTGACCTTCAGGATAAAGCTTATCAAGCATTTCAGGCACACCGATGGCATCAAGCGCTTCAGATACTAACGCTTTGACTTGACCGCCTGACGCTTGAATGACAGGCATCAACTCCATCAGCACTTGAGTGGACTGCATCTTCTGCATCATGCTTGACTTGGCAGCTTCAGCAGTTGGCTCAATGTCGTAACCTGCGCGGGTAAAGTCTTGCTGATAGTCTGCTTGCGGGTCGTCCAATACATCTTGATACGTCACAGGGTCAGTGTACTTGGCGTTAAGGTCAAACATCTTACGGAATTCGTCTGACATGCTACGAAGGATGCGACTAATAAGTGCCGTGGTTGGCATCATCTTTTCTTGTAGCAAGCCAAGAGTTGTCGCTGCTGGTGCGTTTGGCGCTATCGCGCCTTCCATGTTGATGATGGCGGTTAGATTGCGAGCCTCTGCCTTAGCTTCTTGATTTAACGTAATCAATGACGCTGACGGCTCTTTGAATGGATATGGCATGATGCCAGTCTGCATTGTCTGTGCATCGACTCCGGTTTGAACGAACTTGCCTGGCGATACTCGGAATGGCGACTTGTTGTTGCGGAATTCCTTGCTAACAAAGCCGCCACCCATGTTCGCCAAGCTGCCTGAGTCAATCGTTTGGTTTGACGTGGTGTTGATAAGCTCAAGGTATCCGGTCAGTAAATGGCAATAACCCCAGTTTAAGAATGTGCCATCAGGTGCAACGATAAAGCCGTATTTGGTGATCATGTTCACTGGCTTAATCTTCACAATCTTCAGCATGCCAAGCGCTTTTGATTGTAGCTGCTCTAGTGCGCCTGAGATGGCTTCGATAGGCTCTTGACCTTCCATTGTTACAGTGATTTCTTGGCTTGCTTGCTGCACCGCCTGAGCCATAGCCTTATCCAGTGAGGCAACAACACCATCAGCTAACTTAACTAGGATAGATGAGCGGTCAAAGCGTGCAACGATACGCGCAACCTTTTCCGATTGAGTATGCACCGTAACGATGTAAGGCTCCGCAATGCCGTCACCGTCTAGGTCAAGCATGCAGTGCTGCTCTAGGAACTCATCCTCGCTCGACTGGTCTTTATCGTCAGCGTCAATATCTACAATCTCGTTATCGTCCATTGCGTAGGTTTGGTCGAGCCAGATACCTGCTGCAATGCGCTCGTTAACCTCAGCTTCACAATATACCTTGCACTCAGTGAAGCGAGTTAGCGCCGACATTGAGCGCTCGTTTTGGTTGACTGCAAAGTTAGGGTAGAAGATTGGAAGTGATACGTTTTTACCCTCGGTTGGGTCGAAGAATGTTTTCTTGAAGAAGCAACCAACCGCAGCTAATGCGTACAAGGCTTGCTCTTGCTCAGCTCTCCACTCTGGCATTTCATAGTTAAACTGCCAATTCATGAACTGCGCGACACGACTCATGCGCGCCTGCTTCTCTGGCGTCTCAACGCCTTCAATGCAGCCCTTAACCAACTTCTTGCCGCCTAGAATCTCAGTCGATGCACGGTCACCAAAGCTGATGACAGCCTCGTAAATCATCGGTGACTTGTAGTTGCTCGCACCTTCCCACGGATAGCTCTTGCTCTCCATTGCAGGCTTCGCAACTTTCATGCCCTTATCGACCATCTTCGACCATTCGGACATGGAATCACGGTCTTCGCCGTACTCTTGCACGACCTTTTGCGCGATTTCGGTTCGTTTTTCTTCTGGTAAATCCGCCGCAATGTTCGGATTGTCAATATAGGAAAGCAGCTCTTTCATTTGTCAAGCCCTTAGTAGTTTTGGTTAGTATAAACTCAATTAGTAACCTAGGCTACCCGTCTTGTTGTGGTGGCTTCTTTCTTCATGGTGATACTCGGGCTGATTCAGTATGTCGTATTTAGTTTCAGCAAACCGCCGCATCATGTAAGCATAACGTACAGCAGAGATGGCATCGTCAGCAACCTTAACGATTGAGCCTTTTTCGTCACGGTGATACTGCATCAACTCATCTAGCAAGTCAGATAAATGGTCAAATATAACCAGCTTGCCAGTCTTGAATCTGTCGTACATTTCCATCAAGCCCTGCTCAACAGACACGCCACCATCAGGCCATTGAGCATGAACCGAAAGCATCGACCAGCCCGCCTCTTCATAATACGACTTCTGCGACTTGCCAGAGCCTTTCTCTGTCTGCAAGCCGTCAGACGGCCATGCTGTTGGTACGTTACGCGCCCACGATTTCACGTTATGCCAAACCTCGTAAGGCTGCTGCTTGCTCTTGCGGTAAAGTTTAGACACATAGATAACGTCCTCGTCTTTATCCCATAGCAATTGACAATGCGCTTGTGGATGGTCCCAGCCAAAGTCCATACCGTTGATAACATACCAATGGTCGGGGCATGGAAACGCTTTGCATGTTGGGATTTTAATATCAAAAATTAAGCCAGTGCCGAGTAGCGGCAAGCCCTTTGTACGCATGTCGCGCTGCCATTCTGGATAGCCTGATAGTAACTGCTCTTTTGTCTCATCGGTTAAGTGTGGCGCATCATTCCACGTTGCTCGTTGCATATACTGACCGACGCCAGGATTATCCATGAACTGAACGACCAATTCGGTGCGCCCGTTTTCAGGCGTAAACGTCAGAATGCCGCGACCGCCGCGACCTTTATCGCCTGTCGCTGTACGGGTCAACACTTGCGGATAGATTGCCTTGTCTCTTGGCTCTTCGTCGATGTGATACCAGTCTACTGAGTCGCCCATCAAAGCATGGGCACCCTGACTATATGACCAGAACTGACAAATTGATTCACCGCCCGAGCGATGCTTTACACGCACCTCACGCATTGCGCCTGATGTGCCTTGCGCAGAAAAGTGACCAGTGATTAAGTCTTTATGGATAAGTCCACCCATAAAGCCAGCACCTTCTAGCCTGCCGAATAGAGGCTGCTGCAATAGGTCTCTGGTTTTCTCCATCGAGAAGCCAAGCAGCCAAACTCGTGGCGCATGCTCAAATCTATGACCTGTCCAATCGTCGGGGTAATTGCCAGTCAGATGATATGCGTCAACAGTCAGTCCTGTGCGCGTTTTCCCAACCCTGTTGGCTGCCATAAGCATGCAAGAGCGATTGTCTATCGTTGCAGAAATAAAACGCTTCTGCCAATCGTATAGACTGGCATAGTTGATGTTTAGTTGGTTTATTTCGTCTCTGCGCTTTCGCTCTTCAAGTAAACGCAGAAGCTCAATCTTCTTTTCTCGGCTCACTTGCTTAGCTCTGCAATTCTTCTAGCCAGCTCTTCATCTGGTAATTTAGTAATATCAATTGAGCCAGAATGCTGCAACTCTTGTTTTTCGCGCCACTCATCTGGAGCCATATTTTTAAGCCCGAATATAACCAAAGTCGGGTTAACGTCCTGCTCTCCATTAGCACCCAT